TTATATAAGTATTTTAATCCAATCTTTACCCCGATCATCATGATATCGAGCCGTTTGATTCGGTGACTTATGACCTAGCAACTTCTGAGTATCTATCCCTTGAATCTCATATAGTCTTTCCGCTAACGAGCGTTGTTCATGGAAAGTAGCTGGCGTGCCATCCCCCCAATTTATGTCTGATTTATCACGAGCCTTACTGAAGTTCATTGTTATTGTGTTCGACTTTACCTGGGCACCTCGTTCTGCCATTGAGGTTGCCCGAAAGAAGTGGATTAGGTATGGACTCACTGCATAGTCACGGCAACGTGCAACTACATCCCTCAAACTCCAGTCAATCGCGTTAAGCCTTAGGGATAGAGGGAGCGCTAGCTTGCTCCCTGTTTTCTCCTGAACGACATGCAGATGGTCATCCCAAATATCGCAAAACTTCATGTTGGAAATATCCCCAAGGCGTTGACCTGTAACGAGCGCCAATAGCATTGCATTGCCCATGTATTGATGGCGGGCATCAGCTATCGCGAAAATCTTTTGCCATTCGTCGAGGTTTAGACGTTGTCGGGTAACTCGCCGGCGCGGTTGTTTTGTCGCAAGAGCCGGGTTATAACCCGGCGGTACCTCGCCATAATGCTGGGCTTCCTTGAATACATCGATCAAAACAGAGCGGATTACCTGGGCCATCCTCGGTTGACCTTCTGCAACATAGGACTCCAGTATCTGGGCAACATCCCGAACATCGACGGATGAAATCAATTTCATTCCAACGCTCTCACGAAGTAGGGCTACTGGTTTAGCCTTTTGTTTATGAGTGTTCGGCTTGATATCACCATTCTCCAGTCTTTCATCCTGAATTTTCCAATAACGATCTAACCACGTATTTGTTGTTATCGCCTTTCCTTTGCTGGTGGCGATCTTGTCACTGAGAGCCAAAACCTGCCTGGTGCGCTGTTCAGCTAGTCGCTCATTAGCTTCGATTGCTATTGCTGTTGCTTCAGCCTCGTTAGTTCCGAGGCTGTGGAATTTACCAGTAACAGGATGCTTATAACGCCAGTAGATTTTATTTACCTTCCGACTGTATAGCGGATAGAGATTAGGTATCTTGACGTTGTTTTTACGTGGTCGAGCAGCCATCAGACAGTATCCTTTGAAGCATAGGAGAATCAGATTTTTTAATAACGGGCTGGGTTAAATTACCTGTAATCTCGGCATCTTCTCTTACCCGCCAGTATCTTCCTTCTTTGGTGGCCGGGGGAGTGAACATGCTCTCTTTGGCGTATCGGCGTAAAGTATTCAGACTTGGAGGATTACTCCGGTATTTTTCCGCAGCCCATTCTTCTAAAGTCAGCATTTGAAGCATGTGATTTACCTCATAATGGCCCATATCAGGGCCATTTTCTGATATTAAAAAATCAGTGTTCAGTCAGACGCTGCCAGATTGCTGACACGTATTTGACCTGATGAAGAGCATCCGAAATAGCCTTGTGAGGTTCTCCCTCAAATGGGATCTCATAGCGAGGCTTGCAGCCAACGGCTTTACCCAACTCGACAATGGTTCTTACATCCCGGTTATTCCAGAATTTCCATGGGCAGGGGATCCCCGTACGGTCATAAGATGCCTCAAGCAGGACATTGTCATAAGTGGCACCATTACCCCAGACCTGAACAGAATCAGGGCCGTTAACCGCATTCTCGCCTATAAACTCATTTAGCTGCAGTAATGCATCATCGAGCGGAATAGCGTCATCCATTACCAACTCAGAGCGCGCTTCGGGCGAAGCTTTTAGCCAGAAGATAATGGTAGATGCATCCGGAACTCCGCCGCTGGCCATGGCTGATTCCAGGCTAATAACTTTGTAAAATTCCGATCCGGTATTACCTGTAGATGGATCAAAGAACACGGCCCCGATAGATACGACTGGTGAATCAGCTTTTTTACCAAAAGCTTCAATGTCGATCATAAGGTGTGTATAGAGCATTTCAGGGTCGGTATAATTATGATGACCGGAATCATTATTTATGGCAGTTGTGCTGCTATAAGTCTCAGTAGTGCTTGCGCCTGAGATAGTTTCTTCCGTGCCTTCTGATAACGCAGCACCGTCCGGGGTTTCATCATTGCCAGTTTCTTCCATCTGCACATTATCAACGTACTCCGCCGCGGTATTTTGTTGGACATTTACAGCGTTGCTGGTGGCCAGCCCTTCAATAGAAAAAAGACCATTACCAACTTTTTCGAGAACCGGCAGCGTGCCGCCGTCGACTTGCGCACCTTCATTCTGGCCGCCAGTTTCAAAAGCAGAATCAGTCACTATCTCGTTTGTCCAGCTCACCTCCGGGTTATGGCGTGCCGCAACAAGAGTTTCGTCTGATGGTGCAGAATGATCGCTTTCAGTCAGGTTCGCGTTAATGAATCCGCTGAGACGTGCCGGATACAGATAATGTTCTGGGTGAGCGCTACGGATAAGTGCAAAGATAGCCGCACGCGAGTAATCCAAAACTCCCGGGGTTGCACGAAGGGCTTTAGACCATTCCTTGAACGGACTTTCTTTCTTACTAACAATCTCTTTAGCCCGACGGAAAACACCACCAGGGATATCGTATATGTTGAAATCCATTGGTAACGTGGCCAGCGCAATCTCTAAATCGAGAGTGTCGAGATCATGTTTAAGGTCAGGGTTTCTGTCGGTCTTGTTGCCTCCGCCAGCATTCGTACCGCTTTCAGTACGCTGTATTTCTGCAACGCGATTGCCTTTGGCCCATTCTTTTACCAGCAGGCCGCGGTCAATGTAATCAGTCGCCGCCCAGATTCTGGTGAATCGGAGAACCAAAGCGAGTTCGTGACGCTTTTCCTGGCTGAACACTTTGCGAATGGCGTCGGTATAGCGCCACAGGTCTTTGGTGTCGTAACCCTTAACCTGTTCGCAGTTTTCTGCCGCCAGCAGCAGGTTCTGGACATAGCTATTGTCAGTGTCCATCTCCAGCGCGCTGATACCTTCGTATTCTTCGCGGGTTAAGTGGTGGCGCAGTTCGTCGCAGGTGAACTGGGCGAGTACCTGCTTGCGGAAGGGCATGCGAACGACTGGATAACGTGTGGTTTCGTCATCATTCTTGTCAATCTGGATACCGTTATCAGCTTCAAGACCCTGACCTGCTATAACCCCGGTGTCACTGGTGCTTTCAGATTTCAGAGGGGTAAATTTGCCACTGCGCCAGTCTTCAACTAATTGGTTGTGAACGCTGGCATCTGCTTTAGCCCAGTCAGCCATGAATGCAGCGATATCTTCAGTTTCGTGCGCTTCATCTGGCGCGAATACCTGCTTAATCGCCTGAACCAGTTTCCACTCAGCGTTCAGGCTGAGTTCGGCAACTTCAGGGATGTTGTTCTTCGCCAGCAGCATGTTCTGAAGATAGGTATTGCCTTCATCCAGTGACATTTCGCTGGCAGCCAGCTGCTGCTCTTTAGTGATATGTGACTGGTATTTTTCGCTGGTCATGTGGACGGCAAAACGGACCGCTGGAGTGCGGTTTTCAAGAGGAACACTCTCGACGGTACTTTCGACTTTAACGGTCGGTTCCGGTGCGGCAGTGTTGTCCACGGCTTCAGTTGATCCAGCACCAGCCTTTGGCAGCCAGGTGCGTCCATCGTCCTGCAGTTCGTAGCGTTTGCACCAGGTGTAATCTACTGTGCTTTCTTCCGGCAGGTCGTTGTAAACAGGGAAATCGGTACGGACAGGCTTGCTATAATCCTTGCCCCGGCCGGTTTCAATGCCAGCATCTTCCAGCTCTACATCCAGCTGCAAATTGGCTCGTGCTTCTGATTTAGCCGTGAACCAGATAACGGCATCTTCTTTGCCGGATTTCTGCGTTGCCTTGATTAAATGAAAGAATTCCATATCGGGTCCTTAATTTTGGTTGTAAGATACCCGCAGCTAGTCATTGCCGCCTTGGGTAGTGGTCATTGGTTAAAACTCGATTCCGGAAAGCTTTGGTCGGCTGACCGGGTACTTAACCCGCCTTGCGCGGGTTTTGTGCTTTTAGGGGCTGGTAGCAGCCATTAGTCACAACTCGATTAAAATTTGAAAGCTGGCTGTTGGTCGTCAGCCGATTTGTACGGGTAACACTCTCCTTTAATGTGCTGCTCTTTGGCAGCTGCATCACAGCCAGATTCGGTTTTGTATACACCGAGCATGATGTCTGAGCATTCCCCGGTGAGGGCACAGACGGTAACGATCAGGGCAAAGAACGAGCTCATGCTTTAAGCTCTGGATTGCCTTTCTGTGCCAGTAAGTAGCAAAGCTTACGAACCAGAACTTCAAACAAATTTAAGCGAACGGCTTGGCAGCCAGCTTTTTTGCGTGCGAAATCGATCATGGTTAACTCCTGTGTGCCTTTAACGCCAAACTGGCGGAACGGTAAACCTGCTGCGCGATTGTCTTTCCATCTCATCCGGTGTTTCGTATGTCACCGGCAGCTACTTCATGGGCGTCCTGCTTGTTCGCTCTGTTTACCCTTATCGCCGGGTAGGCGGAACGTTTACTGATTACTGCTGTTAAGTTTTGATAACGCTGATTGTTATTTAAACCTAACAAATCGTCAAGTTTAAATTTCGCAAAACCTAACGGAAGGGGTGCGACAAACGCAAAAAGGCCGCTGCGGGAGCGGCCTATAGGGGGGGAAATTATTTGATGTCGAGGTTTTTGAGGATCTGCAGGATTTCTTCTTTGCTTTTGGTTTTTATGAGGTCATTGAACGTTTCATCATAGTCCTTGACCTTATCCCGCAAATTGATGATGTGTTGCTCTTTCTCTGCATTAGGAAGCTTGTCGAAGAGCTCTAGAAGCTGATGTTGCTGTGGGGATAACAATCTGTAGGATTCGGCTGGTGGTGGTTCATACCCCTCATCCCCCTTAATAATCCAGCCAGGCTCTACGTTCAGTGCTGCAGCTAGTTTGAAAAGGTTATCGCCTCTCGGTGAGGTTTCATCACGTTCCCACTGAGAGATTGTGACATGGGCAACCCCAGCCTGTTTACCTAGGCTGCGCTGGGTATATTTCAAGGCAGAGCGCCGTTCTTTTATACGCTGACCGATCGTTTTCATAGTTCGGAAATCCTAACGCGCATTGACTCTTGTTTCCTTAACATATAAAGTTAGGAAAACTTACCAAGGAGAACCCAATGAAAACCGAAGATGTAATAAAACACTTTGGGAAAAAAGCCAATGTGGCGAGAGCTCTCAACATCGCTCGATCCTCTGTCAGTGAATGGGGGGAGTTGGTCCCCGAACGACGAGCCGCGCGACTGGAAAAGATAACGGGTGGTGCATTGAAGTACGACTCAGTTTTGTATGAGCACAAAGATAACCCAAAAGATTCAAAGGAGTCTGACTGATGGAAATCAAAAAGCTGGCATGCGAGCTGGAGTCCTGGGCGCAGGAAAAGGGCTGGAAGACGGTCACGCAGCTGATAACCCCGCATCACTTTGGCGATCTGCTTCAGCCATTGGATAACGTGACGGATCCTGACGAGTACGCGCGGCGCTTGCACAACAACAAGCAGATTATTCAGCGTGCATTCCGCAACGATACGCCTAACTACCTGAAACAGGCTGAAGCCCTGAGCTATGCCATCCGCACCGCCATTGATAACGAGCTGGAGCAGAAAGACTGCATGCTCTACCGGGCAGCCAGAGTTAACAAAGAGTGTATCGAAGCCACTAACGCGGTGTTCACCGGGAAACCGCAACCGGTAATCAGGCGAGAAACACTGGAAGCGATAGACGCGCTGGCGCAGCTGGTGGGCGTAAAGGTTCAAATCATGAACAGCCATCGGGCTGCATAACGTTCTGGAGGCAACTATGCGTACTTCTCAGGAATTAGCGGGCGCACTGGCAGAGCGCATGAAAAACGCGATGAATAACCGACCCGCTCAGGAGCCAGTGGATCGCCGCGGTGAAATCATTCCAGGGAAGCGGTACCGCGACGAACGCGGGCGCATGGTGACTGTTTTACGTGCATCCCAGCTCCGCGTGTCATATCGCCGGGAGGGGCACACCGGCGTCAGTGAAACAGGGCGCCGAGAGTTTGAAATTAAGTTCACTGAGGTGAAGTCGTGAGCGTGAAATTATCTTCCTGGGTGTGGGACGGTTGTGCCGCACAGGGTGTCAAGGGCATAAAACTGCTGGTTATGGCTCGCCTGGCCGATTTTAGCTCGGATGAGGGAGTGTGCTGGCCGTCTGTTGCCACCATTGCCCGCCAGCTTGGGGCCGGGCGCAGCACTGTGATAACTGCGATAACCCAGCTTGAGGCAGACGGATGGTTAACCCGTACCGAACGTCGAAACGGCCAGCGCAGCGGCACTAATTTATACACGCTGAATGCTGAAAAATTACGCACGGCGGCAACATATTTTCAGAGTTCAGATTCTGAACGTTCAAAATCTGGACACCCATTAAACAAGGGGTTTGCCAACCCTGATGATTCAGATTCTGAACATTCAGGTTCTGAACGTTCAAATCCCGAACGTTCAGAAAACGCGAATAAACAGGGTTCTCAGGGTTCAGAATCTGGACACGATCCGTCAGTAACTACAGATCCATCATTAAAACAGATCTCTTCGTCCGGAAATTCTGGCGAATCTCCAGACGGCGAAGATTCAGCCAAAAAAATACCGGCCACGAAAAAATGGGGCACACCAGAAGATCATCAATGCGCAAGCTGGATATTTTCCAGGATCCGAACTCTGTATGAACAGGCAGCCGAAACCGATGGTGAAATTGCTCGCCCCAGAGAACCAAACTGGAACGCATGGGCAAACGAGATCCGGCTGATGCGCACTATCGACGGGCGCACACACCGCCAGATTTGCGACATGTTCAAGCGAGTCCAGAGCGACCCGTTCTGGTGCCGAAACGTGCTGAGCCCGGCGAAGTTGCGTGAAAAATGGGATGACCTGGTACTGAAACTGGCACCTGTCGCTCACAGCGGAGTGATGCGCAGTTCCTTTGACGATGAATATTACAAAAACGACATTGAGGCCGCGGCAAAAGCGGGCTTCAGGGTCTGATCTAACTGAATTTTATCAGGAGAATATTTATGGAAACCGTACTTGATGCACTGAGAGCCATGAAAAAAGCGACATATCGCGAGGTTGCTGCCCGTCTGGATATCGAGCCCGTTGAAGCGCTTAACATGCTGCGCGAGCAGAAAGAGCAGGGGTTATGTGATTTTTACGATGGGGCATGGTCTCTCGGTACCGCGAAAGAGCAGAAACCGAAGCGTATCAGACCCAAGCAGACATCTCCACTGGTGGAGAGGGTTTTGTCAGCAATGCAGGGGCAGGGGGCTATGAGCGCCAATCAGGTCGCTGAAAAGCTGGGTAAAAGCCCGCGAGCCCTGAATGCTTCGCTGGGTGCAATGTGCAAGGACGGTCTGGTGCTGCGCCATGTGGACGGGAAAAACATCACCTGGAGCCTGGCGGGGGGCCCGGCAATACAGCCAGAGCAGCAGGAGCCCGCAGCAGCGGAAGTCAAAGCCGCATCGGTACCGGAAAGCAAAACCCTGGTAGAAATTATTGGGGATATCCCGGCTTTCGCCAGCCGTCCGGATGATCTGATTATTCCGTCCTCGCGCTATATCTCGACTGAAATCCGCCGCACGAAAGCGAAGCTGGCAAACCTGCAGCGTCTGCAGGGTGCCGTTCGCGAGCTGCGTCGCCACAAACATCTGCTGCAGGGGATGGGAAATGACTGATTTACCGAAATGCCCTGTATGCGGCATGCCTCCTGCACTGAGGGTCCGCAGCCGGGGAATGAACTGGGGTTCTGCAGAGGTCCGCTGTTCGAACGGTTGCCGAGGCATCCGCGCGGGATTTTCTTTCCCACCTGATGGAGTGGCAGCAGCCCGGCAGTTGCTTCAAGAAAAATGGAAAGAGTTGGTGGGGGCAAAGAGAGCAATTTATTACTTCTCAAATGCACAAATTACACCGAGGGCTGGTGGACTGAGGGGGAAAAGTACCTAACCCGTGTAGTTGCCGGGGGGCTCATTCTAGTAGGATGTGGCGCTTTAGAATGAGAACTCACCCAAAAAAAAGGGGGGAGGTTGTAAGCAAGCCCACACAATTATGATATGTTCTGATAGAGTAAGAATTATCTCATTTTTCTTGGTCCAGTTATGGAAGGAAAAAACAAACACGGTCTATCACGTTACATTCCTGAAGAGGTTAAGCGAGAAGTTAGGCGGCGATGTGGTTTTGGCTGTGTGATTTGCGGGTTTGGTTTTTATGACTACGAGCATTTTAAACCTGACTTTGTGGATGCAAAAGTTCATGACCCGAAGGGAATGACGCTTCTTTGCTCGCAGTGTAATCAAAAACGAGCGCGCGGAAGGCTGTCTGCGCATACGGTTGAAATGGCTGATCGTAACCCGAAGTGTAGGCAGGAGGGTTTTGCAAGTGAAATGTTTGATTTTCATAATGCGCCGATAACAGTCAAATTCGCAGGGGTCAAGTTTCATAACTGCCAGCATTTGATTGTCGTTAATGAGCAGCCAATATTATCTGTAAAACCCTCCGAACATCCCGATGGGCCGATGCTCCTATCGGGCGTATTTTGTAATTCCATCGGCCAGGAAACCCTTCTTATCCATGAGAATGAGTGGCACGCCAAAACAGACAATTGGGATGTAGAGTGTATTGGAGCAAGAATCACGATACGCAGCGCACCCGGAGAGTTTGCCCTAGTAATCAGGATGGAAGTACCGGGAGGATTAGTGATTGAGCGACTTGATATGCTTTATGAGGGGGTCAGGATTAAAGGGAATGACGACATATTAGAAGTATCCATAAATGGAGGGCTTTGGCATAAGTGGCAGACGTGCTCAATGACTAATTGCTTCACAGGGCTGTCGATTAAAAGTCGTATTACTGCTGCGAACGATTCTGTTTATGAAGCATGAATCTTCTTGTTTGATTTTCCATCATCAACCCGCCATAATCATGTCATCGGAGCCTGAACAACTCCGGTGACTTCTTCGCATTTAAGGGGACTTAAATGCGACATTATAAAAAAAGTCTTTTCTTTAGGCTTTTTGTTTCACTGCTTTTATGTGTCTTTTGTTTAACCATATTGACATGCTTGGTCCTTTTTATTCTTCTTGGGTTGGGTATAGTTGAAATGAGTAACGTTGCTATAGGCACATTAGGGAGTGTAGCAGTTGCCTTAATCAACCTTATGGCAGTTACGGTTAAACTCTTAGGGCATTAAACACTTCGCGAAAATTAAAAACCTCCTTAAGGGAGGTTTTTTGTTACTTTTTATACAGCGACAGAAATGGTCGAAAACCGCTTGAGGTCGTGAATTCGATGCAATCCTTCGTAGTTTGCTTTGCCTTTGATAGGCGAAAATCTACCTTAGCTATGTCAGTTGGAAATCATAATTAATTGATAAATCTATTAAATTCAAATAATTAAATTGGATTCTGATTTATCCTGCTGACAAATAACAGGCAATTTGTGCTCTTAAGGCATTGATCATTTGTGCACATAGGGTTACTGTATAAATATACAGTTAATTGTCAGGGGTGGCTATCATGGGTTATCCATCATCAGCAGCAGACTATGCAGAACAGACAATCTCACTCGCCAACATTTTCGGCAACGACTGCAATTGCCGAACAATCGAAACACCAGCCGGGTACGCGATAATAAATGTTGCCAGAACGCCTGGCGTTGGCGACATAGTGCTGATTTGTTTCTGCGGAAGACTGGACCTTGCCACAGTGCAGGGAAAAGCTCTTATCACAACAGATGGTGAGGCTATTGAAGGTGATGCGCTTGATGATGCCGATGTGCTTGGCGTTGTAACTCACCTTCTAAACAAAATAACTGACACTGATGATAGGCCAGTTATTTAGCAAAAAACGACTGCTTCCTGTGTATTGATTGCCGATCGGTTAGACAGAACAATTAAACGAAATTGCTCTTTCTAACCTATTAGACGTCTGGTTAGCGGAACCCTTAATGAAATCAGTATGCAGGGAGAAAAGGACAGCCCCCGCAAGGGGAAATCCATTTTAGGGATGTGCCCATGAAATTGAATGAATTTGCCGCCGGTCTCACCAAAGACGGACTGCTTGTTTTATGTCTTAGCGATGGTGAAATCACCGACTACCTGGTGACCAGTAATGCCTTGCGCACACTGATTCGCCGGGAAGGTGACAGGCTTTCATCCCAGGTTCTGGGTGATGAAGATCGGGTTGTAAACCTAAACTCCTTGCGAAATGACCTTAAGGTTCTCAAGCCGTAAGTGTTGATTTATAATAATCAAACGGGCTGAACACCCACTGATTACTGCGCCAACCTGAGGAATCAAAATGGCGCAGAGCATTACCCTAAACAACTCTCACCGCCCGTCTATGTGCGGTGTTTCTGCTTATGCTGGTGGTCCAGCATGAAGAAAGCAGATAGCCTCCATCTTTCGCGTGTGGCCGCACTGGGCTGCATCGTGTGCAGAAATCAGAACCTGGGCGAAACGCCTGCGGAAATCCACCACATCCGAACCGGGCAGGGCGCAAGCCAGCGCGCTGACCATCGGAAATCAATTCCTCTGTGCCATATGCACCATCGCAACGGCGGTTATGGTGTGGCCATTCATGCTGGCCGTAAGCAATGGGAGAAAAACTTCGGTACAGAGTTGCAGCTGCTGGAACAGGTCCAGTTAGAGCTGGGAGTGTTCTATGCCTAAATACCTCATCACTCCTGTCGGAAAACCACGCATGACCCGCGCTGATAAGTGGAAGCAGCGCCCGCCGGTGATGCGCTATCGCATGTTTTGCGATGAGGCCCGCTTGCATGGAATCCGGGTGCCGGAGAACGGCGCCCATATCACCTTCGTTTTGCCGATGCCGCAGAGCTGGAGCAAGAAAAAGCGCGAGGCCATGGACGGCCAGCCCCATCAGCAAAAGCCCGATCTGGACAACTTAACAAAATCTTTGTTGGACGCCTTGTTTGAGGATGATTCCCACATTTGGGACGCCCGGACATCAAAAGTATGGGGCGAAACCGGAATGATAATTATCGAAAAAATTGGAGAGAAAAATGCGTGACATGTACGAGGTAATGGACCGCTGGGGAGCATGGGCTGCAGCTGATAGCAGTGGAGTCGACTGGCAACCAATAGCTGCTGGGTTTAAAGGTTTACTGCCGCACGGTAAAAAGTCACGTCTGCAATGTGATGACGATGAAGGGATAATGATTGATGGCTGTGTTGCTCGCTTGAAGAAGTATAAGCCAGAAGAATATGAATTAATTATTGCTCATTTCGTAATCGGTGTATCACTTAGGTCTATAGCGAAAAAAAGGAAATGCTCTGATGGAACTGTAAGGAAAGAGTTGCAAACTGCAATAGGTTTTATTTATGGTGTTTGGAGTATGCTTAAATAAAGCCGTACCAAGCTTGGATTATTTTCCAAGCTTGGTTAATGCTGACTTTTTACGTTTATTAATAGTTTTTCGTGTTTTAATAATTCCTTCAAAATCAATGACTTCTTTCACGCCAAGTAAAACAGGGATTAATGAATACAATGAAAATACTAATGCACAAACAACAAGCTTGCTTATTGTTTGTATGTGTTCCTTAATGGCTTCAGACTCACCACCAAGACTAATTAATGCAACGAATATTATGATGAATATCTGTAGGCTAAGCATGAATAGAGTAGCTCTACTTTTATTTTTTATAAGTCTTGTTAACCTCCTCTGCTCATCACGAGATAAATCTTCTGCTACGTTTTTTTTGGTTTCAGATAACTTATGGAAAAGGGTTGCACTACTTGCTATGGGCAGTATCAGTATAGTCAATACTCCCCAAGGAACAGAGGTTAAGGAAATGTACTTGTTAGCGATGTACCAGGCGGCGTACATAAGCAGTACAACAACAACCAAGTGGAATGCTCTACTTGGTTGCAGGTTGAATGTACGCTTACCAGCCTCTTCACTCATCGTTTTCTTCTATTTCACCATCGCTAATTAATACAGCCATCCAATCATGCATTTGGCTATACAGTTCATGTTCATCTATTAAACTATTGTAGGTTGTCAGTTTAACAGTGTTCCACAGTCTGATCTCTTTGCCTGTTAAGCGTGTTCCACCTACCATCTCAACAACCACGTCATCATCCGGATAGTGTCTGGTCGCGTCAACAAGATTTCGTAACATCCTTTCTCCTGCATCAGAAGTCGTCCTCTTATAGGTAATCTTAAGCGTTACTTCCAGATTAGCGTCATCAAGACAATCTTCAAGCTTGCTGCTCCGTAAGAAGCTTTCCCATTTTTCAGCCAAAACCGTTTTTAGCAACTCAGAAGCCGTTCCAGCGGGGACCCAACTTGGGTTTTTGCTTCCTTGGCTAAGGTCGCTTATAGCAGTTACTGGCGCTCCTACAGAGACTGATTTTACAGGCCGCTTAAGAACTTCTTCTATAATCTCCTCTTTTGGTTTATCGGAAACTTTAAGGATGTTCTGGGCGCCCAGGTAATTGCTAAGAGAACCCAGCAACCATTTTAAATGCGTTTCAAGCTCTCTTGTTGTAAGTGAGCGAGACTGCATAACAACAATACTGTTTCCAAAAACACCAAAATATAAAATTGAATCTATGAACTCTCGGACGACCTGTTCTCTTTCAGAACGAACTTCTTCAGCTTCCTCAACAGTCATTTTAGAGAGTTCGTCTGAAGTTACCGACCTAATTTCATATGATTCAGCATCATTTTTTAACTGAATATATCGTTGCGAGTGCCCAGGTTCGAAAGCTACAAGCTGACAAAACAGCATGCCTTGAAAGACTTCATGCTTATTAATTAATCTGAATAAATTTTCCTCACCTGGGCTAACCATTTCCTTACGGGCATCAGCTTTTGTATGTTTATCAAGGATTTCCGTGAGCATGGATTGAAGCGATTTTGATACGCCAGACATAGTGACTTCTTTATAGATTATTTTTTTGCTCTTGATTTCACGCTTGCTCATCTAAAAAATTTCCATAAAAAAATAGGATTAAGACGAATATACAAAAAGGCTAACGCGTACGCAAAAACTATCGTAATCTGTTAAGAGTGGTTACTTCGTCACACCGCTTAATCATCGAAATCCTGCCAGAATCGGCGGGATTAGCTTTTTAAGGTAGCCTTTTGCTGGTTGTTTCTAAGCCACACCACGCTCAGCTCAATTCAATCACAGTGCCTTCAGGGATTAGCTACAGGGAGCTGAGGGTATGGCTTACGTCTCGGATGCTATAATTACTACTAAATTCGATAAGGCTTTCGATACTGAAAACACTGGGTGGGGATACACCCGTTACGCAGAGACAACTGCATCACCCCTGACCAGCAAACCCTGCCGGTCTTTTTTTGTACACCTTTAGCTCAACGCGAGTGCCGGGAGCTTCTGCTTCTTTGGTTCGGTGTTCGGGGCCTCGATGGTGGACAGGTGTATAACTAAATTCACGATTCAGTATTTCTAACGCCACCGTGCAAAATGAAAAGCTACACTCTCTTTAATGAACGGAGGGCTTGGCATGAAAGAAGGGTATTACTGGATCCAGCATAACGGAAAAGTTCAGATAGCTTATTATTCTGATGGCTTGACCGAAGACCTGGAAACAGGTCAAACGATTAGTGGTGTATGGCACCTAACGATTGGTGATGACATTTGTCACGATGGTGAGGCCGAAGTTCTAGAAGGTCCGCTTTCTCCACCTACAAGCTAATAATATGTATTGCACTGCATTCATTGCACTTCATCCTTTTCGAACTATTCTTTCAAATATCCGGTGGAATGGATATGGAAGTGCTTTGTACATAGTGCTTTTACTGACAGCGTGCATGCTGTTAGCGTCTGGTTGCCTGCTCGCTGAGTGGGCTTTTTTTTGTCCAGAAATTACACATTGACCTTCAGAATGATTAGCGCGTAAATTATTTCTGTGGTGAATCCTTTCTAAGCGAAAGGGCGTTCCAGTCAACTGCTATCTGCAGGTATGCGCGCGTCTTTGCTGACTGGAGTAAAGTCACCGGGAGGCACCCGGCACCATGACAACAACAATACAAATTTCAAATTCCTTGAGAGCCTGCCATAAAAAGCAGGCCTTTTTTTATGGTTTTGTAATCTGCTGCTACGCTTTGAGTTGTGGGATGTGCCTACCTCTCCGGTGGTTCTCCTGAGCCTATAGTGAATCAGCCGATACAGCTTCACTCCTGAGCATAGGTATCACTCACACCTACCTTACAAATAGTCAACTCATTAGCCCGCCTTCAAAAGCGGGCTTTTTTTATTCTTAAAACAGCACCCGCACACCGCGAGGTGAGAGACGATGAAAATGAATGATTCAGGGAACATCTTCACGCAGTTCTTCGCGTGGGTAGCAGCTCTGGCGTCTGCCATTGGATTTACCACTCAGGATCTGGTGTTCATGTTCTTTGGCGCTGCTGGTCTGCTTATCTCCCTTGCCTCCTACATCAACGGAAGGGTGGATGCACACCGCAGGCGTAGAGAAGACGAGAAGCGAACAAAAATGGTCAATGACTACCTGAAAGGCGTTGGTGACAAACCTCTTCACGAACGTCCTGCAGCTGCAAGCGTGGTCGTTGAGGCATTACAAAAGGAAGGTGAGTGATGAGAGCCAGAGCAAAATTGAGTGCTGCTGTTCTGGGGCTGGTACTGGCTGGTGCGCCGGCATCCGTCATTCTCGATCAGTTTCTGAATGAGAAAGAGGGTAACAGCCTCACGGCGTACAAAGATGGCAGCGGCATCTGGACGATTTGCCGGGGAGCTACCACGGTTAACGGCAGGCCTGTTACCCCAGGTATGAGGCTATCGCCAGATAAATGTAATCAGGTGAACGCCAGCGAGCTGAACAAGGCGCTGGCTTGGGTCGACAACAATATCCAGGTACCACTGACCGAACCGCAGAAAGCGGGGATTGCCTCATTCTGCCCGTACAACATCGGTCCCGGTAAATGTTTCCCTTCCACGTTCTACAAGCGCATTAATGCCGGTGATCGGAAAGGAGCATGTGAGGCGATACGCTGGTGGATTAAAGATGGTGGCCGTGATTGTCGTCTAACCAAAGGCCAGAAGAATGGCTGCTATGGTCAGGTTGAGCGACGGGACCAGGAAAGCGCGCTGGCGTGCTGGGGGTTAGACCAATGAAAATTAATCCGGGTCTTATAGGCGTTGTTGTTATTGCTGTCCTTTCGGTCGCTCTCGTTAAGAGTTGCTCCGACGCCAGTAGCCTTCAGAGCGATAACGACGTTCTGCGAAGTGACAACTCTATGCAGGGGCAGGTGATCGCCACCCAGGCATTCAACTTCAATCGATTCAATCAGGTTGCAGAACATGCCAACAGGCTAAACTCCCTGATCGACACCAGCACCGAAGAAACCGTAATCGAATACCGAGAGATTCTCCGCCGTGAAAAAACCTGTGATCTGCCTGTTCCTGATGATATTGCTGGTGGGCTGTACGAATACGCGTACCGTTTACGTTCCAGCGCAATGCACGCCGATACCGGCAGACCTGATGAAACCAATGGTCGTGCCGCTGCCTCCAGCTCAATGACTTACTGCCAGGCTGTGCTCTGGATTAAGCCGCTGCTGGCCGTTATCGAAAAAGGTAACAACAGTTTCGCTGGGATTCGAGCGATTGAGCAGGAAAGAAAACTTGAGCAGAAACGTAGATAACATTGATATCGTGTTGTTAAAGGTCATACAAGTAACAAACTTCGATCAATACTCGATGGTGGGCTTCGAATGTTGAAGTTTAGATTTTTATCATCTTGAACCAAGCTTCTTTTGATATTAATCTAAGAAAAATAGTAAAGCATGAGTGAAGTTGATGGCCTTTTTAACTGATTTTCTAAATAGTCCTGAGAAATTATATTCATTTTTAGGTGCTGCAGCAGCTATATCTATTCCGCTTTTTGTTAACACCATCAAAGACTTTTATTTTGATTTTAAAAAGAGAAGCGTTGAGAAAAATTATATTGTTGTACAGCTCATATATTTACTTGATGATTTTGTATTCAAGTGTGGGGAGGTGTCATGGGATATGGGTTATGATCCATTCTTCCCTCCACCGAATGAAAATGATTATAGCCCACAAACTAAGGTGCCAGACTTTGACTTGTCTTCAGTTAAAGGGGACCAAAAGTACCTCGAACCTATGATGCTTTATAGGTTACAAGGTGTCATTTTGGAAATGGCCAAAACAAAGGAAAAGTTGAGAGAATTTACAAATCATCCTGAATTTGGTCCAGAGAGAATGGATGATTACTTCACAATGCGTCGAAGAGAATATGCCGAAATCGGTTTGAAGGCTGCGAAAATAGTCAAAGAATTAAGATTGCATTTCAAAATCCCGCAGAGGGACGACTGGAATCCAAGTGATACTATAATCCATAGTATTAACCAAATGAATCGTTTAAGGGCTTTCGAGCAATTAAAGAAAATGGAGCGAAAAGCACGTAGGGTAATGGAAGAACACTGCAAACACATTCAATTGACGCACAAAGCTTAGTTAATTGATGGTTAGAAATTTGCCGGGTCCTTTTGCTGGATTCGGCATGCTACGGGGCGGCGACCTCGCAGGTTCTCGCTATTTATGAAAATTTTCAGGATTTTGCCTTTTCCGTTCTTCTTCTTGCTAAGTATCTGTCTTTGCTGGGTATAACCCACCACAAGAAAGGAAGTTTTAAAGCCTGGTAGTAGTCATTTTACCCGGCATGGTTTCCTTACCCTGTGTTTCGCCTGGAGTTCGTCATGGAGGTCAATAAAAAACGCCTTTCAGAGATTTTTGATGTCAGCATCCGCACGATCCAGAACTGGCAGGATCAGGGAATGCCAGTTGCGCGCGGTGGTGGAAAAGGTAATGAAGTGCTTTATGACTCTGCCGCCGTAATCGAATGGTATTCCGCCCGTGACGCAGCGATAGAAAACGAAAAGCTGCGCAAAGAGGTTGAACAGCTGAGAGTTGATTCAGAATCAGACCTTGTGCCTGGCACGATTGATTATGAGCGCCATAGGCTTACTCGAGCCCAGGCTGATGCTCAGGAACTAAAAAATGCAAAAGAGTCCGCTGAGGTGGTGGAGACCGCATTCTGCACGTTCGTGCTGTCGCGGATAGCCGGAGAAATTGCCAGTATCCTTGATGGAATACCTCTGTCGGTTCAGCGGCGCTATCCGGAACTGGAAAATCGACATATTGATTTCCTCAAGAAGGACATCATAAAAGCCATGAACAAAGCAGCTGCGCTGGATGAAATGATACCGGGGTTGCTGAGTGAATATATCGAACAGTCAGGTTAAGGGGCTACAGCACTCCGCGCGCTCGGGGCTCCGTTCGTTGTACCGGCCAGAACCGCAAACGGCGGTTGAGTGGGCAGACGAAAATTATTACCTTCCAAAAGAGTCTGCTTATCAGGAAGGGCGCTGGGAAACGCTGCCGTTTCAGCGTGCGATAATGAATGCGATGGGTAATGACTATATCCGCGAGGTCAATGTCGTTAAGTCTGCCCGAGTAGGCTATTCAAAAATGCTGCTCGGCGTGTATGCGTATTTCATCCAGCATAAACAGCGTAACTCGCTTATCTGGTTACCTACCGACGGTGATGCAGAAAACTTCATGAAATCCCATGTCGAACCGACAATCCGGGACATCCCCTCACTGCTGGTGCTGGCGCCCTGGTACGGTAAAAAGCACCGGGACAACACGTTGAGTATGAAACGTTTCTCGAATGGGCGAGGTTTCTGGTGCCTCGGTGGTAAAGCTGCAAAAAACTACCGTGAAAAATCTGTTGATGTGGCGGGTTATGACGAGCTGGCGGCATTTGACGATGATATCGAGAAAGAGGGCTCTCCAACGTTCCTGGGGGATAAACGTATTGAAGGGTCGGTCTGGCCTAAATCGATACGAGGATCCACACCCAAAATTAAAGGGACATGCCAGATTGAACGTGCCGCCAAGGAGTCGGAGCATTTCTTGCGCTTCTATGTTCCCTGCCCACATTGTGGGGAGGAGCAGTTCCTTAAATTCGGCGATAAAGAGACGCCATTCGGGTTCAAATGGACGCCGGGCGATCCTGCCAGCGTTATATATCTGTGTGAACACAATGCATGCGTAATTAAACAGCAGGAGCTCGATTTTTCGCAGGCGCGGTACATCTGTGATGAAACCGGGATCTGGACGCGCGATGGACTTTTCTGGTTTTCATCATCGGGTGCCGAAATTGATCCGCCTGACAGCGTAACCTTTCACGTCTGGACGGCCTATAGCCCATTCACAACCTGGGTGCAAATCGTCAAGGACTGGATCAAGACCAAAGGGGACACGGGAAAGCGTAAGACGTTCGTCAACACAACGCTTGGTGAAACGTGGGAGCCTAAAATTGGTGAGCGTCCTGATGCTGAGGTGATGGCCGAACGTATTGAGCACTTCGGTGCCAGGGTGCCGGAGCGCGTGGCCTATCTTACTGCAGGTATTGACTCCCAGCTTGACCGTTACGAAATGCGTGTCTGGGGCTGGGGGCCTGGTGAGGAAAGCTGGCTTATCGACAAAGTTATCATTATGGGGCGACATGATGATGAATCCACGCTTCTGAGGTTGGATGAGGCGATCAATAAAACCTATCCGAGGCCTAACGGCGTTGAGATGCTTATTTCCCGCATCTGCTGGGATATCGGCGGCATAGACCCAACGATTGTTTATAACCGGTCGAAAAAGCATGGTCTGTTTCGTGTCATCCCCGTTAAAGGCGCATCTGTCTACGGCAAGCCCGTGGCGAATATGCCTCGTAAGCGTAACAAGAACGGCGTTTATCTCACTGAGGTAGGAACAGACACCGCGAAAGAGCAAATTTATAACCGTTTCACGCTGGTGGCAGAAGGCGACGAACCGCTGGCGGGAGCGGTTCACTTCCCTAATAACCCTGAAATATATGATTTAGCTGAGGCTCAGCAGCTTACGGCTGAAGAGCAGGTTGAGAAGTGGGTAGACGGGAAGAAAAAAATCGTCTGGGACAGTAAAAAACGACGAAATGAGGCGCTTGACTGTTTTGTCTATGCACTTGCAGCTCTGCGGATAAGTATCTCCCGCTGGCAGCTGGATCTGGATTCTCTTCTGGCCAGCTTACGGGAAGAAGACACTGGCCGTAAAAATAATAAATCTCTGGCGGATTATGCCAGGGCATTAGCGGGAGATGAATAATGGCAACACAGGCTGAACTGGATGCCGCGCGCGCAGCGTTACATGATCTGATGATGGGAAAACGGGTTGCGACGGTACAGAAAGACGGTCGAAGGGTGGAATTTACGGCGACGTCAGTCAGCGATCTGAAAAAGTACATCGCCGATCTAGAGTCACAGGTCGGTACCACTTCACGACGCCGCGGGCCGGCAAGGTTCTACGCATGAAAATTCCTTCTTTAGTTGGCCCCGACGGGAAAACCTCCCTGAGGGAATATGCAGGCTATCACGCCGGTGGCGGCGGATTCGGTGGGCAGCTAAATGCCTGGAATCCCCAGAGTGAAAGTGCCGACGCCGCACTTCTGCCGAACTTCGCCCGGGGGAATGCCCGTGCTGATGATCTGGTCCGTAACAATGGTTATGCGGCAAACGCCGTTCAGCTTCACCAGGATCACATCGTCGGGTCTTTTTTCAGACTGAGTTACTGCCCGAGCTGGCGTTATCTCGGCATTAAAGAAGAGGAAAGCCGAGCATTTGCCAGGGAGGTGGAGGCCGCCTGGTATGAATATGCGGAGGATGACTTTTGCGGGATTGATGCCGAGCGCAAGCGTACCTTTACGATGATGATCCGTGAAGGCGTTGCTACGCACGCATTTAACGGTGAACTGTGCGTCCAGCCCACCTGGGACAGTGATTCATCGCGACTTTTTCGCACGCAATTTAAAATGGTTAGTCCAAAACGCGTGAGTAATCCCGGTAATACAGGTGACACGCGTAACTGTCGCGCGGGTGTCAAAATCAGTGATAGCGGCGCAGCGCTGGGGTACTACGTCAGTGAAGACAGCTATCCTGGCTGGATGTCGCAAAAATGGACCTATATACCACGGGAACTGCCGGGCGGAAGGCCATCATTCATCCATATTTTTGAACCGCTTGAGGATGGACAGACCCGCGGCGCAAACGTGTTTTACAGCGTGATGGAGCAGATGAAAATGCTCGACACCCTGCAAAATACACAGCTCCAGAGCGCAATTGTAAAAGCTATGTATGCGGCGACAATCGAGAGCGAGCTTGATACCGATACGGCGATGGACTTTATCCTCGGCGCGGATAGTAAGCAGCAAAATAAGCTGACGGGCTGGCTTGGCGAAATGGCAGCATACTACGCTGCAGCGCCGGTTCGCCTCGGTGGCGCGAAAGTGCCTCATCTTATGCCGGGCGATTCCCTGAACCTTCAGTCAGCACAGGATACCGATAACGGTTATTCCACCTTTGAACAATCACTCCTGCGCTATATTTCGGCCGGTCTTGGTGTTTCGTATGAGCAGCTTTCCCGTAACTACTCTCAGATGAGCTATTCGACGGCGCGCGCCAGCGCCAATGAATCCTGGGCGTTCTTTATGGGGCGTCGTAAGTTTGTCGCGGCCCGGCAAGCCTGCCAGATGTTCGTCTGCTGGCTCGAAGAGGCGATTGCGCGCCGGGTTGTCACGCTCCCGTCCAAAGCCAGGTTCAGCTTCCAGGAGGCGAGAACTGCCTGGGGTAACGCCAACTGGATTGGCTCGGGGCGCATGGCTATTGATGGGCTGAAGGAGGTGCAGGAGGCCGTGATGCTGATTGAGGCTGGTCTCAGCACATATGAGAAGGAGTGTGCCAAACGCGGAGATGACTATCAGGAAATATTTTCTCAGCAGGTACGTGAAACTATGGAGCGCCGGAGCGCGGGACTTAAACCTCCGGCATGGGCGGCAGCTGCATTTGAATCCGGGCTGAAAAAATCAAACGAGGAGGTAAAAGATGACGCCAGAGCTGCGTAATCTCCCGCATATTGCCAGCATGGCCTTCAATGAGCCGCTGATGCTTGAACCCGCCTACGCGCGGGTTTTCTTTTGCGCGCTGGCAGGCCAGCTGGGTATCACCCGACTGACTGATTCCGCTTCTGGCGTCTCGCTCGGCGCTGAACAAATTGCAGAGCCGCTGGCGCTGTTTGGCGATGACGAGGAAATGGGGCCCCGGCCAGCGCGGAGCTATCAGGTAACAAACGGGATCGCGGTGCTGCCCGTTTCCGGGACGCTGGTCAGCAAAACCCGGTCACTTCAGCCTTATTCCGGTATGACGGGCTATAACGGGGTCATTGCCCGACTACAGCAGGCAATGAGCGATCCAGGCGTAGACGGTATTCTGCTGGATATGGACACGCCGGGCGGGATGGTGTCCGGGGCTTTCGACTGTGCCGACATTATTGCCCGGATGCGGGATATCAAGCCCGTCTGGGCGCTGGCAAATGATATGAACTGCAGTGCAGGGCAGCTAATTGCCAGTTCTGCATCGCGACGGCTTGTCACGCAAACGGCCAGAACCGGCTCCATCGGCGTCATGATGGCGCACAGTAATTATGGCGCTGCGCTGAAAACTAACGGCGTTGAGGTCACGCTGATTTACAGCGGCGATCATAAAGTCGACGGCAATCCCTACGAAAAACTACCAAAGGACGTTCGCGCTGATTTTCAGACGCGCATCGATGCCACTCGTCAGATGTTTGCCGAAAAGGTTTCCGCTTATACCGGAATGTCAGTGCAGGCCGTACTGGACACCGAAGCGGCCGTCTTCTCCGGCCAGGAGTCCGTGGATAACGGTCTGGCGGATGAACTTGTTAACAATACCGACGCGCTCAGCGTGATGCGTGAAGCACTCGACAGACGCAAAAAAACAACCACTGGAGGAACTATGCCATCACCTTCTGCATCTGCAGCGACCAATCAGCCAGCTGACCAGGCAGCAACACAGACGACTGCACCGGCTGAGCAGGTCACCACCGTTGACACAACAACTGCTGCCTTAACGGCCCCGGCAGACCTCAGCGCACAGGTATCGGCAGCCGTAGCCGCCGAGAATTGTCGCATCATGGGTATTCTGAACTGTGAAGAGGCAAAAGGTCGCGAATCACAGGCCCGTGCGCTGGCTGAAACGCCGGGCATGACGGTCGAGAGTGCACAGCGCATTCTGGCCGCGGCGCCGCAAAGCGCCCAGGCGCGAACCGATACGGCGCTGGATCGCCTGATGGAAACCGCACCAGGCACTCTTTCAGCAGGCAATGCCTCTGCTGAAGCCGGCGACGATTTGTTAAACACCCCCGTTTAAGAGGCTAACATGGCAATCACCGAAGTATTTACTCATCACCAGCCGCTCGGTAACAGCGATCCGGCACACACCGCGTATGCACCGGGCGAACTGACAGCATCCACCCCGGCAATGACTCCGCTCATGCTCGATGCTACGTCCGGCAAGCTAACCGTCTGGGACGGCGAGCATGCAGGTGCTGCAACCGGCATTCTGGCGGTTACCGCTGACCAGAGCAGTGCTGAACTGGCATTCTATAAATCCGGTTCTTTCCGCATCGAAGATGTGCTCTGGCCATCTGCCGTTACCGACGAAAATATCAAGCGTAACGCGTTCGCCGGTACTGCGATCAGCATCGTTTAATCACCCTCAACTTTCATAAAAGCCGCTTATGCGGCTTTTTTTACGGGAAAAAATCTATGTCAGTTTACACAACAGCCCAGCTTCTGGCGGTCAATGAGAAGAAATTCAAGTTCGATCCGCTCTTCCTGCGCATCTTCTTTCGCGAAACTTATCCCTTCAGTACAGAGAAAGTTTATCTGTCTCAAATTCCTGGCCTGGTCAACATGGCTCTTTATGTGTCGCCGATTGTCTCCGGCAAGGTGATCCGTTCCCGCGGCGGCAGCACGTCGGAATTTACGCCGGGGTATGTGAAGCCAAAACACGAAGTAAACCCGCAGATGACTCTTCGCCGCCTGCCTGATGAAGATCCACAGAATCTGGCTGACCCTGCCTATCGCCGTCGACGCATCATCCTTCAGAACATGAAAGATGAAGAGCTGGCGATTGCACAGGTGGAAGAGAAGCAAGCAATTGAAGCTGTGCTCTATGGGAAATACACCATGAGCGGAGAAGCATTTGAGCCAGTAGAAGTAGATATGGGCCGCAGTGCCGGTAACAACATCATCCAGGCGGGTGCAGCTGCCTGGTCTTCTCGCGACAAAAAAACGTACGACCCGACCGATGACATTGAAGCCTATGCGCTTAACGCCAGCGGCACAATTAACATTATCGTGTTCGATCCGAAGGGTTGGGCATTGTTCCGTTCTTTCGACGCTGTGAAGGAGAAGCTGGATACACGTCGCGGCTCTAACTCCGAGCTGGAAACCGCCCTGAAAGACCTTGGTGAAGCCGTTTCTTATAAGGGCATGTACGGCGATGTGGCCATTGTCGTTTACGCAGGCCAGCTTGTTGAAAATGACATCAAAAAGAATGCTCTGCCAGACCTGACTATGGTCCTGGGTAATACCCTGGCCCGCGGCCTGCGCACCTATGGCTGCATTCTTGATGCAGATGCCCAGCGCGAAGGTATCAACGCCTCAACGCGTTACCCGAAGAACTGGGTACAGACGGGTGACCCGGCGCGCGAGTTCACAATGATTCAGTCAGCTCCGCTGATGCTGCTGCCAGATCCGGACGCGTTCGTTTCAGTCAAGCTGGCATAACTTTCCCCAGTGGCCCTGTTGGGCCACATTTCTGGAGTATTTCCCATGACAGAAAAAGAAACCCTTATCGCCCGACTGAAAGAGCTGGGCGTAAAGCTTGATCGTGAGGTCAACGTCACAGGCACCATCCAGGAGCTTACGTTACGTATTTCTGAGCTCGAAGAGGAACTCGACGAAGATGGAGAAGAGGGCGCTGAGGTGTCCGTTGCCAGCACTACTGCTGGCAGCACCTCGGGCCAGCCCGGCCCAGAGAACACCTCTGGCTCTATTACCGAGAATCCTGCGTCAAATGAGCCCGGCGAGCTGGTGGCGGTTGAGACACTGGTGACCTTGCACATTGATGCACTTCACGCCACACGCAACGAGTCCCTCTCTATTGTTGAGCCTGGTGTCGTTATTCGCGTGACCGACGCGGAGGCTACCGAACTGATTTCTCAGGGGCTGGCCCGGGAAGTCTGACAGGGGGCCTAATGGCTGATTTCGATAATCTTTTTGATGAAGCGATGGCGCGCGCGGATACCACTATACGTGGAGTGATGGGCGCAGAGGCAAGGATAACCTCTGGATCTTTATCCGGCGTCACGCTCCGCGGGGTCTTTGACGATCCAGAGAACATCGGTTTCGCAGAAGCGGGGATCAGAATTGACGGAACCAGGCCGACGTTTTTTGTGAACTCATCGGATGTAAGCGGGCTGGAACGTCTGGACACGCTGAAGGTAAACGGGCGTGAATTTTGGGTTGATCGTGTGGGCCCGGATGATTGCGGTTCCTGCCATGTATGGCTGGGTAGTGGATCACCTCCCGGCGGATCGCGGCGTCGTTAAGGAGCATTCATGTCGATAAAAGGTCTTGAGCAGGCGATTGCTAACCTGGATAGCCTGGACAGAAATATGGTTCCCAATGCCAGCGCATGGGCTGTGAACCGGGTTGCTGCTAATGGCGTCTCGGTTGCCGTCCGAAGGGTGGCGAAAGAAACGGTAGCCGGTGATAACCGCGTTTCGGGGATACCTGTAAAGCTGGTCAGACAAAGGGTGAGAATCAACAAAGCCTCGGCGTCAGGGCACTCAGCGGCCCGAATTAAGGTTAACCGGGGCAACCTTCCCGCCATCAAACTCGGTGCCGCGCAGGTCAGGGCGACGAACCGAAAAGGCCCGCTGGTTCGAAAAAGTAGCGTGCTGAGAATTGGCCGTTATGTTTTTCGCGACGCCTTTATCCAGCGCCTGGCGAACGGCCGCTGGCACGTCATGAAGCGCATTGCAGGAAAAAGTCGTTATCCCATCGACGTGGTCAAAATCCCATTGTCCGCGCCCCTCACTACTGCTTTCGAAGCAGAGAAGAAACGCATGCTTGAAGAGGAAATGCCAAAACAGCTTGGCTATGCCCTCAGGCAACAACTGAGGTTGCATCTGACACGATGAAACACACTCTCATTCGCCAGAAAATTATTGATGTGCTTGAAGAGGCCATCGGGATCGACGTCATGTTTTTTGACGGGCGCCCGGCTGTCATTGAGGAGGAGGATTTTCCTGCCGTTGCGGTCTATCTGACCGATGCGGAGTATACCGGCGAAGAACTTGATGCCGATATGTGGGCGGCAACGTTACATATCGAGGTCTTCCTGTCCTCGCAGGTACCAGATTCCGAACTGGATGAATGGATGGAAAGCCATATCTATCCGGCCCTCGCTGATGTTCCCGGCCTCGATTCACTGTTAACGCTCATGGTTCCACAAGGCTTCGATTACCAGCGCGATGATGCGATGGGGCTGTGGACCTCCGCCGATATGAAATATTCAATCACTTACGAAATGTGAGGAAAACATGCCAACACCAAATCCACTTGCTCCTGTAAAAGGCGCCGGTACGACGCTCTGGCTTTACACCGGAACGGGCAACGCTTTCGCTAACCCACTCTCTGATATCGACTGGAATCGCCTGGCGAAAATCAAAGAACTTACGCCGGGCGAAATGACCGCCGAATCGTATGATGACACTTACCTCGACGACGAGGATGCCGACTGGAACGCGACGGCCCAGGGGGCAAAATCTGCTGGCGATACCTCGTTCACCCTCGCCTGGAAGCCGGGCGAAGAAGGGCAAAAAGACCTGGTCGCATGGTTTATTGATGGCTCAGTACGATATTACAAAATCAAATACCCGAATGGTACCGTCGACGTTTTCCGCGGCTGGTGCAGCAGCCTGGGTAAAGCCATTCCGGCAAAAGAGGTCATTACCCGTACAGCGAAAATCACCAATACCGGCAAGCCGGAGCTGGCTGAAGAAAGCGGGACCCCGAATATCCCCGTGACCGGCGTTAAGCTCGATAAAGCCACGGCAAGCGTGGTCGTGGGCGCAACCACAACGCTCAATGTGACGGTTAACCCTGCCAGTGCCTCAGATACCTCGTTCCGCGTGGCAACCTCCGACGGGGCAAAAGCAACGGTCACCGTTAGCGGCAACGCGATCACCGTCACCGGCGTGGCGGCAGGCACCGCTGACGTTATTGTTATGACCAGCGACGGTAATTTCGTAGCGGTCTGCAAAGTCACCGTAACTGCAGCGTAAGGAAGGGCGCATGTTTCTGAAAAAAGAGAAGTTCACCTGGCAAACAGAATCCCTGACCATCTTCGAGCTGTCGGCGCTGCAGCGTATTGAGTACATCACGTTCATGGCCGCAGAGGAAAAGGCCGTCAGCGCTGATAGCGACGGCATCAGCGATCAGGAAATGACGGCCAGGCTGATTGGCTCAAATATTCGCTGCGGTGCGCGTTTGATCGCGATGTCTTTGTGGCATAACGATCCGGCTGGCACGGATGTGGAAACGCTTTATCAGCAGGTGCTTAGCGGCTGGCCGCCGGAGGCGATCGGTAAAGCAGAAATGGAAATAAAGCTGCTCTCCGGCATGCTCGTTCCGGTTGATGATGACAACGTTGCCGATCCGGATGCCTCCGCGGAGGCCGAAAGCGCAGAACCCGTTACGGCGGAAAAGCCCTTGCCAGCGAGCTGAAGTTTGTCCTGAATCTGGCGCGCGAGTTCGGGCGACCCGACTGGCGCGCCATGCTGGCTGGAATGACTTCCAGTGAGCTGGGCGACTGGCACCAGTTCTACCGGGAGCATTATTTTCAGGACGCGCAGCTCGATGCGCATTTCTCAGAGCTGCTTTATTCCATCTCCACTCTTTTCTTCCGCGACCCGGAACTTACCCCCGCACATTTCAGCCTGCTTTCTCCTTCGGATGTCGTCATCAGCGATGACGAGCCGGATGATGACACGCTGATGACCGCCGCTGAGGGGATTACAGGAGGTATTCGATATGGCCCAGCAGATTAGCGATCTGGTTATTAAGCTGGATGTTGACCGCGCAACCTTCAGCGAGCAGGTCGCCCGAATCAAAGGGCAACTGACAGGAATGGCGGATGAGTCTGATAAAGTTCAGGCGCGAATGCAGCGTGCTGCGGACCGTCAGAGCGCTGCACTAAAGAGTGTGGGCGACGCTGGCGCGGCGGCCGCCGCAGAGATGAAAGCCCGTCAGTCGGCCGCAACGGAAGGGCTGACAAAAGACTGGCAGAACGTTTCCAGGTCCGTTGATGAAACTCATCGCCGCGTGACCGAACTTAACCAACGCATGCGTGAGAATGACGGGCAGGCCGCAGCGCTTGCCCGCCGACAGGATGAACTGGCGGCATCATTTTTCCGCCAGATTGACGGCGTTCGCCAGCTCAATGGTGAAACACAGTCGCTTGCGAACGTGCAGGCGCGCTTTCGCGCAGCCAGGGCGCAGGGCAACATCACCCAGCAGGATTATCTCGCCCTTATTTCCCGCACCACGGCCCGGCAAAAAGAACTGCAGGTCGTGGAGGAAAAATCGGCCGCCGCGCGTACGCGATTCCTCAGCCAGCTGAAGCAACAGGTTGCAGAACAAAAGCTCTCCGGTACCGAGCTGCTGCGCATGAAGGCGGCGCAGGTCGGTGCCAGCGATGCGGCTGAGGTCTATATCCGCAAGCTTGAAGCTGCCAAAGTGGCCACGCGCGGTCTGGGGCTGCAAAGTGCTGCTGCCCGGCAGGAGCTGGGGGTACTTATCGGCGAGGTCATGCGCGGTAACTTCGGTGCGCTGCGCGGCTCCGGGATCACGCTGGCGAACCGGGCAGGATGGATAGACCAGCTGCTGTCGCTGCGCGGGCTTGGGATCGCCGGCCTGGTTGGTGGGATTGCCGCGGCGGTATTCGGGCTGGGTAAGGCCTGGTATGACGGCAGCAAAGAGTCTGGGGAATTTAACAGGCAGCTGATCCTGACCGGGAACTACGCGGGGAAAACGTCAGGGCAGCTTCAGGCGCTGGCGCGCTCGCTGGCCGGTAATGGCATCACGCAGCATGCCGCTGCAGGCGTGCTGGCGCAGGTCGTTGGAAGCGGCGCGTTCAGCGGGAATGACGTCAGCATGGTCAGCAATGTTGCCGCCAGGCTGCAGCAGGCTACCGGGCGTGCCGTCGACGAAACCATAAATCAGTTTAAACGCCTGAAGGATGATCCGGTTAACGCGGTCGCGACGCTCAACGATTCCCTTCACTTTCTGACGGCCACCCAGTATGAACAGATAGCTTCTGCTCAGGCGCTGGGGGATTCGCAGAAAGCTGCCGAGCTGGCAATGCGGGCATATTCCGACGCGGTCATTCAGCGCGCCGGGGCGGTCGAGGATAATCTTGGCTCCCTCGAAAAAGCCTGGAACTGGGTGAAGAATGCCGCCTCCGGTGCGTGGGATGCGATGCTTGGCATAGGGCGTAATCCTGACTCCGCGATGAAGCGCCAGGACTCTTTTGCTGAATGGCAGGCAGCAGAGAAAGAGTATCGCGCGCTGTCCAGCAATCTTAAGGTCGACCCGGATTATGCCGGTAACAACGTTCTGCAGAAAGCGGATGCGGAAAGGCTCAGAAACGCGCGCCAGCAGGTGGAGCTGAAAAAGCAGGCTTACGAGCTTGCCGATCAGCAATACGCTCAGGAAGGGCTGGCAGCCGCGCGGGAAAAAATGCGGACGGACCAGCAGGCTCAGGCAATCCGCAGCCAGCAGCAGTTTAACCAGCTGGTGGAGTCCGGCGCGACGGCGGCAGAAAAGCGGGCTTCAGCAGAGAAAAAGCTCAGTCAGCTTATTGAGAAAAACCGCCAGGATGCGAAAGACGGTGTCGCCACGCTATGGACTGAAAAGGACATTGCCGCGGCCCGCGCCGGGATTGAAAAGCACTGGAAAGATCCAAAAACGCCGAAAGGCAAAAGCTACTCAACGCCCGCCGGCGACAAGGCCGAGGAAAAGGCGCAGGCCGAACTTCTCACCCTTCAGGCTCAGCTTAAAACGCTTGAGCAGCACACCAGCGTGAACGACGTCATAAGTAAACAGCGTCAGGATCTCTGGCAGACTGAAAACCAGTTCACCGTTCTGCAGGAGGCCGCGGGGCGTCGTCAGCTTACGGCGCAGGAAAAATCCCTGCTGGCGCACAAGGAAGAAACGCTCGAGTACAAGCGGCAGCTGGCCGACCTGGGCGATAAGGTTGCCAGCCAGCAAAAGCTCAACCAACTGGCCGATCAGGCCGTGAAGTTTGAGCAGCAGCAAAAAGCCGCCAGGGCGGGCCTGCAGGCTCAGTCTGAGGGGGTATCCACCCGGGAAGCCGGGCGACAAACTACGCTGCAGCGACTCAGCGAAAGCTATTCGTACAACCCTCAGGCGCAGCAAAAGGTTCTGGAAGAGCAAAGGGCTACGTTCGAGGCTGAAGATGCCTTGCGCGCAAACTGGCTGGCCGGTGCTAAACAGGGCTGGGCTGAATATCAGGATTCAGCGACAAACGTTTTCAGCTCTGTTCAGCAGATTTCGCAGGCAACGTTTAGCGGGCTGGCGGGTCAGCTTACCAGCCTGACGACAACCGGGAAGGCGAGCTTCAGGGAATTCACCAGCTCGATCCTTAAAATGATTGTCTCCGTTATCAACCAGCTGCTGGTGGCTTACACCATCCAGAGCGCAATGGGCTGGGTGAGCGGAGGGGCGAAAACCTCCTCTGCAGGTCAGTCATTTGCGGTCCCGTCATACCGGCCACAGGGTTTTGACGTGGGCGGTTTTACCGGGCACGGCGGCAAGTACGAGCCAGCCGGTATCGTTCACCGCGGGGAATTCGTCTTCACCAAAGAATCAACCAGCCGCATCGGCGTGGCTAATCTCTATCGCCTGATGCGCGGGTATGCCTCGGGTGGTCTGGTCGGCGGCGGGAGCGCAGCCGGTGCTGGCATGGGCGGGATCAGTGTTTATGCCCCAGTCAGCATCAGCCAGCAGGGGAGTGACGGGAGCATAAATCAGGCGAACGCCACGGGGACGGCGAAACAGCTGCAGGCGATTGTTCAGCAGACAATCACCGAGCGACTGAAAAAAGAAATGTCCGCAGGCGGCGTGCTTTATTCGAGGAGGATACCGTGACAGACACGTTTACCTGGCGCACGCGAAAAACAGCGCAGGGTAGTGAAACAGCCCGAACGCTGCAGGCCCAGTTCGGGGATGGCTACAAACAGATAGCGGGGATGGGGATCAACGACAAACAGGAAACGTGGAACCTGGACTGGACGGGCACCAGACAGGAGGCGGCTGCGCTGCGCGCTTTCCTGATGTCTCACGTTACTAAATCGTTCTGGTGGACTACGCCATGGGGTGAAAAAAAGCTGTTCAGAATGAAGGCCGATTCGTTCAGCGTTTCTTTCCCTACCGGGAAAAAAGCCACTGTGGCCTTTACTTTTGAACAGGCGTTCGCGCCCTGATTTTCTCGACAAACACTGAAAGCTGCCTCCGGGCGGCTTTTTTTATGGGGGGGGTATGAGTTTTACGGCAGATATACAACAGCTTGAGCCCGGCAGCGTTATTCAGCTGATTGAGATCGACGGCACTGAATTCGGTATGGATCAGGTGCTGCGTTTTCATGCGCACAATATACAGGAAGAAGGGTGGGCAGCCTTCGCCGCGGAAAATCTTCCCGCCATTATCTGGCAGGGAAACCAGTACGATCCCCATCCCTACGAACTGAAGGGGATGGAGTTATCGAGTACAGGGTCCCAGCCAACGCCCACGCTGTCCGTCGGGAACGTCGGAAACTATGTCACGGCGCTGTGTCTTGAATATGACGATATGGTCAGGGCTAAGGTCAAAATCCATACCACGCTTTCGAAGTATCTCGATGCCGCCAACTGGAAAAACGGTAATCCAGGTGCCAGCCCGGCCGATGAGCGCGTACAGCTATTTTACGTCAATGCCAAAACCGCAGAGACGCGGGTACAGGTTGATTTTGAGCTGTGTTCTCCTTTCGATATTCAGAGCCTGCAGCTGCCTACACGGCAGATTACTCCTGTCTGCACCTGGTGTATGCGGGGCTGGTACCGAAGCGGGACCGGATGCGATTACAACGGCACGAAATACTTTACCAAAGATGGTACGCCGACCGATGACCCGTCGAAAGACGTTTGTGGCGGCCGCCGGCAGGATTGTCAGGATCGTCACGGCCCGGACGCGCCGCTGCCGTTCGGCGGTTTTCCGGCTGCAAACCTGCAGGGGAAATAAAAATGCGTGAAAAATTGCTGGATGCTATCCGTCAGCACGTCGCTGCTGAATACCCCAAAGAAGCCTGCGGTCTGATTGTTCAGTCAGGCCAGCAGCAAATCTATATTCCCTGCCGCAACATTGCCGATAAACCCGAGGAGACATTCACGCTCTCCCCGGAAGACCAGCTCGCTGCCCGCGCGCGCGGTGAGATCATCATGCTCATTCATTCCCATCCGGATGTGGTTCGGCTGGTGCCCTCAGAGCTGGACCGGATCCAGTGCGACTGGTCGGGTATTGAGTGGGGGATCATGTCCTGGCCGGACGGGGACTTTTGTACGATCTCCCCGCGTGAAGACCGGGATTATACCGGGCGGCAGTGGATGCTGGGTTACGCGGACTGCTGGTCGCTTATCCGTGAATATTATCTGCGCGAATACGACATTGTTCTCGGGGACTATTCGGTACCTTACGAATGGTGGGAGAGCGGCAAGGAGCGGCTCTACGACGACAACTGGGAGCGCGAGGGATTCGTTGAGATTGCCGCCGGTGCAATGCAGCCCGGTGACATCATCATGATGAGTGTGCAGGCATCGGTGACTAATCACGCCGCGGTATATGTGGGTGACAACATCATTCTCCATCATCTGTTCGGGCATCTTTCTTCGCGAACGCCTTATGGAAAATATTATCGCGACAGAACGGTCCGGGTGGTCAGGCATAAGGACAGAACGCATGGTTAAGACGCTTATTCTCGAAGGGAAAATGGCTAAAAAATTCGGTAAACGCGTTCAGTTTGATGTTGCCGATCTGCGCGAAATGCTCAGGGCCATGTGTTCACAGGTTCCCGGATTCAAAAAATATATGTCGGAAGCTCATATGAAGGGGATCCGTTTCGCCTTTTTTAACGGTGACAACAATATCGGGCTGGAAGAGTTTGATATGACCCGCGGTGGAAGCGTGTACCGGATCGTGCCCGTTTATGAGGGGGCCAAAAATTCAGGCGTCCTGCAGATAGTTGTCGGTGCCGTTGCGCTGGTCGCTGCATTCTTTACCGCCGGTGCGAGTATGGCAGCCTGGGGGGCTGCGATGAGTGCAACAGCCATCAGCGCCACGTCGATTTTGACCGGGGTCGGAGTGTCAATGATGCTGGGTGGCGTTGTCCAGATGCTCACGCCCCAGCCATCCTTCGGCGCGGGTAAATCCTCCAGCACGGACAACACGCCTAACTACGCCTTCGGGGCGCCGGTCAATACGGTCGCTATGGGGCATCCTGTCCCCCTGGCCTACGGTCTGATCGAGGCAGGGGGAGCGATAGTCAGCGCCGGTATGTACTCGAGCGATCAGCAGTAGGCCAGCGGCCACTAACTTAAAGGTGCTTCGGCATCTTTTTTTATGGGTGAAAAAATGCAGCTTCTTAAACAAGAAACCATCCTGCAGGGTGCCAAAGGGGGAGGTGGCAGTTCCCATACTCCGGTTGAGCAGCCAGACGATCTGCTCTCGGTTGCAAAGTTAAAAATACTCATTGCCGTTTCTGAGGGGGAAATACAGGGCGACCTGACCGCTCAGAACATTTTTCTCAACGATACGCCGCTGGCAAACGACAGCGGGGAATACAACTTCAGCGGCGTGAAATGGGAGTTCCGCAAGGGCACACAGGACCAGACCTATATTGCCGGGATGCCCCAGGTCGACAACGAGCTGGCCGTGGGCACAACTGTCACCACCACCGCGCCCTGGACGCGTCAGTTTACCAACCTTTCCTTGGATGCCATCCGCATCAAGCTCAGCCTTCCGGTCCAGTATCTCTATAAAGATAACGGCGATATGGTGGGCACGGTCACCGAGTATGCGATCGATTTATCAACGGACGGCGGCGCCTGGAAAACGGTTGTAAACGGCAAGTTTGACGGAAAGACCACGACGGAATATCAGCGTGACCACCGTATCGATCTGCCAAAATCCATGTCCGGCTGGTCTGTCAGGGTCAGGCGTATTACGGCTGATGCCAGCGGATCAAATTCGAAACTGGTTAACGCCTTCAAGGTGTTTTCCTATGCGGAAGTCATCGACAGCAAGCTTCGTTATCCTTTAACCGCGCTCCTGTATGTCGAAGTGGACAGCAGCCAGTTCAACGGCAGCGCGCCGAAAGTGACCTGTAAGATAAAAGGCAAGTTGATTAAGGTTCCGGATAATTACGATCCGATAACCCGAACCTATTCTGGCTCATGGTCCGGCGGGTTCAAAATGGCCTGGTCCAATAACCCCGCCTGGATATTTTACGATCTGGTTCTGGATGAAATTTACGGCATGGGCACGCGCGTGGATGCGTCCATGGTGGATAAGTGGGCGCTGTATTCAATCGCCCAGTACTGTGACGAAATGGTTTCCGACGGCGCCGGTGGCACCGAACCGCGTTTCACCTGCAACGTTTTCATTCAGGCCCAGGAGGACGCCTGGCAGGTACTTAACGATCTCGCCGCGGTATTTCGTGGAATAACGTTCTGGGGCAACGATCAGATTTATGTCCAGGCAGACGTCCCGCAGGACGATGTTGACTGGGTTTATAACGCCTCAAACGTTATCGATGGGCTGTTTACTTATGCGGGCGGCTCATACAAGAATCGCTACAGCTCCTGCCTGGTGTCCTGGTCCGATCCGCAGAACCATTACAGCGATACCGTTGAGGGGGTCTACGATTCTGCGCTGGTAGAGCGTTACGACGTCCGGCAGACGTCCCTGACCGCAATCGGCTGCACCTCGCAAAGTGAAGCGCACCGGCGCGGTCGCTGGGTATTACTCTCCAATGCCAAAGACGGCACTGTATCGTTTGGCGTGGGGCTGGACGGTTATATCCCTTTGCCCGCTGAAATTATCGGTGTCGCCGATCCTTTCCGCTCCGGCAAGGAGAATGGTGGCCGCATAGTGGCGGTCAACGGCCGCCAGATTACGCTGGATCGAGAAATAGACTACGCGGCGAAAGACCGGCTGGTGGTTAACCTGCCAGATGGAAAAGCCCAGACGCGGACAATCAGCGCTGTGAGCGCCGATAAAATAACGGTGACGGTGGCTACGGCCTTCAGTCAGGCACCTGCCGCCGGTGCTGTGTGGGCGATAGACAGTGATAACCTCGCGATACAGTACTTCAGGGTCACTTCAATCGCGGCTAATGACGACAGCACAGGCGGTTTCACTATTACGGCCGTTCAGCACGATCCAAACAAATATCGTTACATCGATGACGGTGTTCGGGTCGAGTCGCCCCCGATCACTGTCACGCCGATAAGCGTCCTGTCTGCTCCGAAGAATATCGTGGTGACTGAGAGCGATCATGTGTCTCAGGGGCTGACTGTAGCAAGCCTGGACGTGTCATGGGATAAGGTAGAGGGCGCAATCCGGTATGTTGCCCAGTGGCGTAAGGACAACGGGGACTGGATAAACGTTCCGGTTACCAGCGCGCAGGGTTTCTCGGTTCAGGGCATTTATTCGGGCAGCTATGACGTGCGCGTCCGGGCGCTGAATGCGCAGGATACGTCGTCACCATGGGGATACGGTGAAACAACTTATCTCTCCGGTAAAACGGGAAAACCGGGTACTCCGCTCAACTTCCTGGCGACCGAAGATGTGGTCTGGCATATCGACCTGACCTGGAAATTTCCGGATGGCTCAGGTGACACGGCCTATACAGAGATTCAGCGCGCCACAACTGCCGACTACGCCAATCCTGAACTGCTGGTCCTGGTGCCGTACCCGGCTGCAGATTATCAGCATGGCCCCATGCCTGCCGGCGTTCGCCAGTGGTACCGCGCGCGCCTGATTGACCGTATCGGTAACGCCGGGGACTGGACCGACTGGGTCATGGGTACGTCCTCGATAGATGTCAGCGAAATAACCAATGACATTCTGAAGGATATGAATGAGTCGGAAACGTTCAAAGACCTGATCGAGAATGCAGTGGACAGCAATGAAAAAATTGCTGGCATGGCTAACGATATCAAACAGGCCAACGACGAACTGGAGCAGCAGGCGAAGGATATCGCCAAAAATGCCCAGGACGTCGGGAAGGTTCAGACCAGCGTTAATGAGCTTTCCAGCACGGTCGGGAATGTTTCGTCTTCACTCAGTCAGCTTGAGCAGACCGTTGCGACGGCTGATACCGCCCTGGGCCAGCGAGTCGACAATATCAGCGTTTCTATGGACGGCATGACGGGCGGGTTGAAGAACTCAGCCATTGCTATTATCCAGAACGGGCTGGCGCAGGTGGCTGCGCGTAAAACCCTGTCTGCATCGGTCGCCGGTAACAGTTCGCAGCTGGATCGTATTGATGAGGTAATCGTTAACGAGAAGGAGGCAACGGCGCGCGCTCTGCTGAGCTTGCAGACGGACGTCAACGGCAACAAGGCATCCATCAACAGCCTGAATCAGACGTTCTCCGACTATCAGCAGGCTACGGCCACGCAGATAAACGGCATAACGGCGACGGTGAACGGGCATACCTCAGCCATCACAACTAACGCTCAGGCGATAGCGAACGTTAATGGCGACCTCAGCGCGATGTATAACATCAAGGTTGGAGTTTCCAGCAACGGGCAGTATTACGCCGCAGGGATGGGGATCGGCGTGGAGAATACGCCATCCGGCATGCAGTCGCAGGTTATCTTCCTGGCTGATCGCTTCGCCGTGACAACTATGGCCGGAGGGACCGTAACTTTACCGTTCGTTATTCAGAACGGGCAAACCATAATCCGCGACACGGTCATTGGTGACGGGACAATCAGCAACCTCAAACTCGGCAACTACATCCAGTCGACAACTTGGGACGGCACCGGGAATGTTGGCTGGCACATCAACAAATCCGGTTATGCCGTTTTCAATAACGTAACCGTGCGAGGAACGGTTTACGCCACGAACGGCGAATTCAGGGGGACTGTATATGCTACAGACGGAGATTTTCAGGGTACCGTTTATGCAAACAAAATTGTCGGTAATATCTCAGAGTCCAAAATGTATTCTGCCTTTAGTAAAGAAGCAGGCGCAAACCGAAGCTTTAATATTAATTATGGAGGAAACTCAAGACTGCCAGTCAGGCTATCAATATTTTTCAATATAAATGAGTACACAGCGGGCTGTCGTTTCTTTGTTAACGGTGAGGAACAAGCAGACCGTACTGCGGGAAAATCGTTTGGTTACTCTTACGACCTTGCAGCGGGTGAGGCAAAAACGATCACTCTCAGCGCTTCGGGGAGCGGGAGAATATTGACAAGTCCTATAATTGCGATCGTTACGCCACAGGGTACGTCATTAAGTTAAGCCTGAATCCTTCCTCCCATCTGTTTTCGCGATAAATACACTCGTCAAAATCAGTCGACTATTTTGAATATCAACCCTGCCCCGGCGGGGTTTTTTATTGCCTGGAGAAAATATGCTTTATAACACTGGCACCATCGCCGTTAACGGAAACACCGCAACTGGCACCGGCACGAACTGGACGGCGCCTGCCAGCCAGGTTCGCGCTGGACAGACGATTATCGTCATGTCGAACCCGGTTCAAATTTTCCAGATTTCAAGCGTGGACAGCTCCACATCGATGACGGTTACACCTGCTGCCTCTCCGGCACTGAGTGGTCAGAAGTATGGAATCCTGGTGTCCGACAATATCTCTGTCGACGGGCTGGCACAGGCGATGTCGCAGCTCATCAAAGAGTATGACGAGAACATTGGCGCGTGGGAGACGTTCGCCACAACCTCAGCCAACCAGAATATTAACGTTACGATTAACGGCACCTCCGTAACTATCCCGGGCATCGGTAAGCTGGCTCAGAAAGGTACCAATGGTACTCTCCCGATTGACCAGGGCGGTACCGGGGCAACAACGGCAGAAGGCAGTCGCACAAACCTCGGTTTAGGAGACAGCGCCACCAGGAACGTCGGAACGGCGGCGGGAACGGTTGCTGCAGGGGATGATTCGCGTCTTAAAACAATAGAAGGTAAAACAGGTGGGACTGTTACTGGCGGCGTTGTTGCATCTGCAGGAAACATAGTGGGCGTAGCTTCAGGATCTGGCGGTAATAAGGCTATTACTTTAGGTAACGTTGGTTCAGACGGTCCGGCTGAAAATTATGTTAACTGGCTTTCTGGTAACTACTATTCTGGCACATGGAGGCTTGGCGCTGTACGTGGGTCAGGACCCGATTTAGCCCGTGTACAAATGAACATCTATGATGGTGTAAGTACCAATGCTGATTTCCGCTGGTACCCATACGGAGCGTTTCAGTCAAAAACCCATATTGGCCCTGGGGAAGGATACGGTGGCGGTTACCAAGATATTGTTAACGGCTACAGCACGAACACATCGTTTGCACGCCCAAACCTATCAACTCCAAACGATAGTGGATTTGTACCATTTGGCAGGTGGCATACCTATTGCTCAGGGGGGTATCACGCCGTTACCGCTCTTGGATCTATTTCCCAGGGGAAAAGCAACTGGCCATCTATTGAACTTGTAACCATTGGTGATAGCGGATCTGCAGGAACGCGTATTTTCTCGTTTAATACCGTTACCGCGGATATTTCAGTTTCAGGCAGTGGTGGTTTTGGGGGCAATTATATTTTCTCTAAACAACCAAACTGTGATATCGAACTGAAACATAGTGTGAAATACGATGATGGTTATCAGTCATACGAGAATATCAAGAAATTCCTGCCAGCAACTTACGTATACAACGATGACCCTTTGGAGAGAGTTCGCCGAGGTGTTATCGCTCAGGATGTCATGAAGATCGACAGTGAGTACGTAACGTTGGTCCCTGCAGCACCGAATTTTGATGGTGAAGGCAACAGGGTTGATGCTGACGATACGTTAGCGCTGGATAGCAACGTCATCATGCTTGATACCGTGTTGGCACTGAACTACGTCATTAAACAGCTGGAGGCAACACAGAAAGAGCTCCAGGAGCTTAAGCAAAAATAGCGGAATCATGAAGACTTAGCTTTCAGTCGCAGCCCGTTCTGGCATTTAACGGGCTTTGTCTCCCTCAGATCTGCTTACATCTGCGCCATTATTGAAAAATTTACAAAAGAGATAATTCGAAACGAGAGATAAACTTAGAAACGAAACGGCGAAGCTTTAAGCAGTGACGATAGGGCCTGTATCTTGCGGACACTTACAAATAAAACTACTGTATATAAAAACAGTATTTGAGGTGTGTGCA